TCAGCCTCCTCATTTGTTGCATCAATTATTTTACTAAGTGCTTCATGAGCTGATTTGATTTCAGCCATGTTAGCAGTAGATATTTTCTTTCCAGCCTTCTCTATTGCTTCAGGTGGTTTCCCCATTGCTTTGGCAATATTATCAGATGCTAATATATCTGTGATGATCGTCGAAAACTCGTTTAATGCCTCTTGCACTTTACCAGCATCACTTTCAAACTCGTATCGATCCGATGTCCAGTTATACTTTTGCAGCGTATCCTGAAGCGTGTTAAAGGCAGTCCAGAAGTTATTACTCTTTGCCCTAGATGCAAATTTCTCAGCAACCTCGCCCTTTTTGATATCTCCTACACCGAGAAAGTTTTTAATTACTTGCAAAAGCCCTGTAGCCTGCTCCGCTTCTGATTTTTCAATATGTTCCACTCTTTCACCCACACCTCCCATACTAAAGCCTGTTAGTTCACCTTTTTTTATCTCACCCCAGGTATCGTTATCCGGCACATGAACCGATAAAAGCCAGGTTCCCTTTTTAACCTCTTGCTCTCCTAGTTTTCCATCTTCCTTGGTGATCCAGCTTTCCACGACTTCCGTTTCACTCGCCACAAAATCATGCTGCTTATCAATGTTACGAAAGTCTTTTAAAAATTGATGAGCCGATTTTTCAATTTCATCTGCAGTCATGAACTCACCATGAGCATCGAGTACATCCGGCTCATAAACGATCCCCGTTACGATCCGCTTTTCCTCATCTACTTTGAGGATTGGGACGCTTTTCTCAAAAGTAAGGTTTTCTTCGGATTTGATAATAGCAAAGGTCTTTTTGTTAGCCGCTTTATCCACTAATGACACAAAGGATATTTGAGCATTTTTTATTTCAGTTGGCAATTTATTCACCCCCTTTCAATGAAAAAAGAGACGCTATTTTTTAGCATCTCTCCTCATATTTCGAACTTTTGCCTGAAATAACTTTACTTCTAAGTACTTTAAAGATAGATCAAACTTCAATTGTGGTGTTGGATTTTCTTTATATTGCTGCTGCAGCTTCAAAAACTCCGCTTCAGCTTCTTTCACTGTTCGATGTATCTCCAACTCACACATTTCAATCTCTTGTGCCAAATAGGAAACACCTCCCTCTACTATATTGTAAAGGGACAAGCTATGTCTGAGAATATGCTTTGGTACCTATTTGTTATTTTTATGCCCATCGTCACTTTTCTTTTTGGCCTTATCATCCAGATCTTTTAGCCAAGCATCATCAGCTTCTTTAATAGCTTCATCTCTCAGCTTCTCTTTCTCTTCCTTTGAAAGTTTCAGGATCTTATTATCAATTTCAGGTCCCATAGTACAATGGCAAAATACCCTTTGCTTAGCAGATAAAGATGTATCCCTGGGATACTGCGCCTTTTCTCCACCCACATCAAATACTTCATCCACTCCAACTACCGTGCCATTTAGATCGACATGATCTGGTCTAGGCTTATTTTTCTTCTTACCGCTGTGCTTCCACTTCTTGCCTGTGACCGCCGGTGACTGCCGATAGGCCTCATGCTGACTATGGCTATTAGCAGTTAAGATTTCAGTGATAGCGGTTGCCCTAGCTCGCTTACGGTTAAATCCAGGCAGATCCTTTAAGCGCTTAATTGCATCTGGAATGCCTTCTCCATTTTCAATGGCAGCCGCTAAAGCAGCTTCCACTTCCGTATGAGTATTTAGCTGCATCAGTTTTCCTAAATCCTTTGACCAGGTCGCAATCCAATCTACGGTTTTCTTGGAAAGAATAGAAAAAGAAACTTCCTCATCGATGCTTTCCATGATTGCGCTTGTTAGCTCCGACGTTGTCAATTCCAGAAACGTGGCTGTTTCTTCTCCCATTTCTTCGGCAAATTCGTCAGAAGCGAATAGGTTTTGCGTTACATAAATTAAAATATCGCCTAAGGTATTTTCCTTTGCGATAAGTTCATTAATGCCATTGACGAAATGCTTCTTCTGCTTTCTTAGTAGATTGGCAACTTTCTTCTCATACTCTTCAATCGCCGTCAATGTAGCATCAACCGCAGGAAACTCAGATATTTGTTCCTCTAGCTCATCTGCTTCCTCTTTGACAATCGCATCAATGGCTTTTAGTAGTCGATCCAGCTTATCCATTTTTCTGATCCTCCAACAAGTCACGAAGGTCTTTGAGAACACTAAAAATACTCACTTCTCGGTCAGCGGATTTTAAAAATAAGCTTGGCATTGATGTTCCTTGATTCAGCAGTGCTGTCGGCAGGTTCGCTCTCTCATCGTCAAAGTTCTCAAGCTGTTTGCCTAAAACGTTACCAAGTAGTTCACGAGTGTCATTGATAGCCACGCCACCGATATTGTTGATCGCACCCAAAATAGTTGCTACATCGGTAGGATTGCTAATATCAGGATCTTTGAGTTCTACTTTTACATGTTTTAGCTCATAGTCGGCCAGTAGCATGTTAGTTATTAGAAAAGATAAGGAGTTACGTTCCGGAATAAATACCTGCTGCTCCGTGATTAACATTGCCGTCTCAGCAGTAGCTCGGTTAAAGTCCTTCGAGTAGCCCACATAAATATCAGGCAATCGAAAATGAGATTGTACTTTTCGACGATTGGTGTCGTCGTAATTAATGAATAACCCATCCCGCTGCAGCATCTCAGCAAGAGGCTTAATGTCAATATCGACGCTGGCTTTTTCTTTTTCCATGCCTGGATATGAACCTTCCGTTTCCAAAGCTTCAGTCTCAAGCAGTAGGAATTTATGAGCATTTTCCTGTCCCTCAACGGATGAAGCGTATTCTGTCAAAGCGGCTTCACTCTCTTCTGTCAGCCTGCCGTTTTTAATAAGGATAGCAGCCGGCAAATGACGGCCTTGTTTGAAATAGCGGTAATTCAGTTCGGAAGCATTGCGAGAGCCGTACATATCCATGAGTGCTGAGATCCAGCGAGGTATTCCGTAGGCGCCATTACCAATCTTAAGGTGCAAAATCTCATTGGCTTGGAATTCAACTGCCGTACTATCGTCAAAATTGCCATTTCGCATATCCATGATCCGAGGATCACCAAATTCTTTAAACCAGACAACTTTATTACCGTAGATAATCTGTACGTACCGCCTGAATTTCTTCTTACGCTGGAATTTCTGTCCATCACGATAGTACGTAACGTCAACAGCTGCCCCTCTTTTAGTTACGCGAATGCTTGAAGCATCTTCAATCTTTTCAAGTTCGACTACTTCCTTTTTGCCGTTACGAATGACTTCAATATAACCATTGCCACAAGTTTCACGATCGTCTATGGCATCTTTGAGAATATCAATAAAGGACTTTTCCATGTGCATGTACTTTAGAGCCGCATCCACCCGGTTCCACTCTGTTATCATTTCAGAAGTTTCTTTGTCCTTCGTCTCATCGTTCTTATATTTTAACTGCAGACCAAAGCCGACTATATTTTGCTTATAAGATTCAACGCATTGAGGCAAGATCGTAGACATTTCTTTCATCTCTAATAACCTCGAAATGGAATATTTGGGTTCAAGTACGTCCGCTACAGAGTACTTTTTTTCATCAGCATCCTTGGCCGTTGGCGTTTCTGATTTTTGAATGCCAGTAATAACTCTGGCTCTTACTTTTTGCATAATCTCACCTCCCTAAAAACGACTCCTACGCTCACGCTTGGTAGCTGCTTCTTTCACAGTAACCGGCAAGCACAATAAAAAAAGACAGTCCGCTCTGTCTGGTGATTTTATATCCCGCTTTTTCATTTCTTTCTTGCTCTCCAGCTTGATTTTGCCTTTACTCTCATAGATTCCATACTTCCTGACAGTAAGCTGGGCAATCATTTCGTCATCATTAGGAAGAATCAATTCACAAGCTTTTTTATTCCCCTGTTCATCAAACTCACTCAAAAGGTCTTTGACAATAGCAGCCATCAGCGTTGTGGTATCATAATAATATTTGTGCTTGATCGGTATCCCAAATTTTACCGGAAAGATCCTTATCCAGTGTAGTTCCTCCAGTTTTTTGATTTCGTTCAGCCGATCAGTAACACCACCGCCAACACCAGTATCATCTATTTTAACGACAATAATAATATTGGGGTATCGATCATGCAGTTTATTAGCAGCATACATGATATCGCCGACAGTGGCCATCGTATCCTGACCATTGCGGACTAAAAACGGCAATACTTTATTGTTTATTTTAGTGCCTACAACGGTTTCATCTCCGCCTTCCCTGGCTACGTCACAGGCAATATCAATTGTCTCAACCTGCTGATTGTCATCATACTCCGTATTTATGCCTCGCATAACCATATGGAGCTGGATAAAGACATCATCTTCCTGATCAGGGAAATCACCTTTTACCCGTACTTTAACGGCATTGCTATCAGCGCCATACTTACGCTTAAGCATCTCAATGTTCTCTTTGTCAGTTCTCTCGCATTCCTCAGCATCGATATGGATACAGCAAAATTGCTCACGGTCCTTATGGTGTGATTCATAAAAGATACCACTATTCCGAGTAGGATTGGAGATAAATAAGATGCGATTGTCTACACCAGTAATGGTACCTAAAAGAGTCTCTAAGATCTCATCCGAAACACCGGAGGCTTCATCCACAATGATCAACATGTTATCCGCGTGGAGACCAGCCATGTTTTCTTTCTTCGTTGCGGTCTTTGCTGTAGCAAACCATTCTAGCTCGTATCCAACCATATACAGCATGGTCTTTGTCAATGTGAGAAAGGTATCTGCATAGGTACCAGATAACCACTTTGCAATCTCTGGCCAAA